TAGGTTTCGAATGATGTATATTCAGCTATCCCTAATCCATTTAACGTGAAGTGGTTTGGTTCGATTATGTTATGAATCGTTCCCGACATAGTCATTTCTGCCCCAACATATCTGGTCCTAAAGCCTGCACAAACAAGTCGTTCGGCTACATAGGGTCCCAACTCTGATGTCGGATAGTCGGAATTCAAATTCACACAAGTGATTCCTGAACCAGGAGCCACACCCGCTAGGTCCATTGTGGTCCAAAACGTTGTTCCTGGATTTCCTGCTGCAATCTGTAAAGGACAGAGTGAAGATGCTGCGTCTGTACTAGTAGTATCATAATTATTAGCGAGACGACGTGGTGCAAAAGCGAACATAAGGTTGCCCCCTGTTCCAACAGTTACCGTTCCTCTTGTGAAAAACATATGTCTTCTACATTTCATTGACGGGAAGGTGGGTACGCATGGAAACATACGGGGTATATTCCCACCGAGCCCGAATGCGGTATTCCTTTCTGCGGCGGTCGCATCCATGTGTTGAAAGGGATTGACAAGGGAGGAGGCATAAAGTGAGCCGCACTCGGACAGTATGACTGCCCCATCCTTACCGAACGAAAATGATCCGGCACCTTTACGTTCTCTGAGTCGCTTTCTTGGTCTTGGCACTGTTGCTTGGCCAACGCCAATTTGATTCTTCTCTCTTGCTCTAGCCTCCCCAATTGGGTTGAGCATGGTTCCCCCATCTCCTTTCGCTTTTCGATTACGCTTCTTGGCACCTTTACGGGCCTTATTTTTTCCGGACTGCCTGGCCGTGACGTATTGTTTGAACCTCCGCTCTCTCTCAGCTTCGGAGACTCCAACGAGTTTTTTCGCTCGAGTTGATAACCAATCTTTTTTTGTAAGCATGCTTTCTCCATAAGATATTTTCGGATAAAAGAGACATCCTTGTATTTCTACAATTTTGTTCACCTCTTTTAAATCCTCCAAAACCTCCTCTTCGAAAGTATCTTTTATGCTAACATCTGGTACAGGAAAGTTGTACTGACCCTCGACCCCTAACCAGAATCCATAAATGACTTCGTTTCTATTTGGTATGCCTGTTTTTCTCAAGCCGTCCACAAAGCCACCATGTATTTCGGTCTGTAGGGTTGTTAACAAGAAAACTCTTATATAGTTAAATAGTGGTAAATCTTCCCAAGCTAAATGCATAAGTGCGTATGCTTTTGCTACCTCTTCATCAGGTGTGTGTTTATCTATTTCATACGCAAGTGCTGAGTATATGCGTTCTGAATCATAGGAAGGGAGGAAAAAGTCATCGATACGACAACATTTTCCGCCCAAAAAGTGCATTCCAATTGGTCCTTTCTGAATTCGAAATTGACTCTCTTTAATAATCAGAC